TTGATGACACAGGTAATACTTTTGCTGGTGTACTAAACGGTAAATTCAAAGTATATGTTGATCCATATGCAGCGAACATATCTGCTAGTCAGTACTATGTAATCGGTTACAAAGGAACTTCACCTTACGACTCTGGTCTGTTCTATTGTCCATACGTTCCACTACAAATGGTTCGTGCAGTTGGTCAAGACAGTTTCCAACCAAAAATTGGATTCAAAACTAGATACGGAATGGTTCAAAATCCTTTCGCACATTCTGGCGCTGATGGCGCACTAGATAACTCTGGTGCTGTTGCAGCTGCTAGTCAAAACTTATATTACAGACGAGTTAAAGTTACAAACATTATGTAATTTTACTTTAAGTAAATGTTTTAGAAAAGGGCGCTTCGGCGCCCTTTTTTTTGTATTCTATCAAAACCCTCAAAAAAAGATTGTCATAGCCGCCGCCTGAGACGGAAAAGAGAACACGGTGATATGATAGTACCCCCTAAAAACTGTTATAAATAGTAGTATGACAACAACAAATGTAATTCAAAGAGAACCTTCTAAAAGTGATTATGCTAGTCCTATTCAGTTTAGGTTTAAGTGTACTAAACTTCCAACAGTAGAGTTTTTTGTACAAAGTGTTAATCTACCTGGTATTAATCTAGGTTCAGGAACACAAACTACTCCTTTGTATGATATGCCTTTACCTGGAGACAAGATAACTTTTGCAGCTCTTGATTTATCATTTCTTGTTGATGAAAATTTAAACAACTATAAAGAGATACATGATTGGATTCTTGGTCTAGGATTTCCTAGTAATCACACACAATTTGCAAACCTACAATCAGAGGGGTCAGATAGATTTCCTGGTTCAACAGCAGGTCCTGTTGTGCCTGGAGTTCAAACACCACAACCACTTAGTGATGGTGGTATCTATTCAGACGCAACACTAACAGTTTTAAATAGTAAAAATATTGCAAAGACAGAGATAAGATTTGAAAATATTTATCCAACATCTTTAGGTGGTTTAAATTATGATGTAAGACAAACCGATGTTGATTATTTAAATGCTTCGGTTAGTTTTAACTATATGAATTATGATATAGTACAAATTTCTACTACATAGTAGTAACAATATAGGATGATATATAATGACGACAGCGTTTTGCTTTGGTAATGGTAATTCTCGTAAAGGTCTAAATCTAGACGACTTCAAAAAACACGGAACAGTAATAGGTTGTAATGCAATCTATCGTGATTTTACACCAGATATATTAGTAGCATTAGATTCAAGAATAGGTCACGAAATATATCGGTCAAAATATGCACACGAACACACTTGTTATTTAGGATACTGGACACCTGTGCCAATATTTGTTGCAAAAGAAATGATGAAAACTATGGCAGACAAAACTGATATAGTTTGGAATGATAGTCAAGAAGTAGTTTATCATGGTGCTGATGGAGTGTTCACACTTACAAAAGGTCACAATTTAGGCGTAACCTATATCACCGGAATAACAACAAAAGATAAGGTAAAAGATATCGAACCAGATGTAGATGGTTTTGCATATGCAACAGGTTCAAGAAGTATCTATCTTGCTTGTGAATTAGGTGCAAAAAAAGTTTACATTATTGGTCATGACCTGTATAGTTTAGATAATAAAATAAACAATATCTATGCTGGAACAAATAGTTATGCTGATAAAAATGCTGATTATGCTAGACCTGATAATCCAGATGAGACTTTTAACTGGATATTACAACATAAAAATACATTTAATAAGTTTAAAGATACACAATTTTATAAAGTAAACATTAACCCTATTGGCACTTCAGCAATTGATTGTGAAATAAAAGAATGGAAAGACTGCAATAATCTTACCTATATTACACAAAAAGAATTGGTTGAAAACCTTGACAAAACTAGCAAAAGGTGATATAATATACACTATGACATTAGAAGAATTACAACAACAAGTAGATAAAGATTTTAAACTTGATGATACTGAATTAGACGCTGAATCAATTAAAATACCTTTATTACATAATAAGTACCTACAACATTTTAATAAGTTTTCTTTACTACTAAAGAAGGCCGAATATGATTACAACCTTTTAAAAAGGCATAAGTGGGAATACTATACAGGCAAATCAGACCCATCGATATATGCAGAGAAACCATTTGATTTAAAAATACTAAAAGCAGATGTACATATCTATATGGATTCAGATGAAGAACTACAAAAGGCAGACCAAAAAGCTGCATATCTAAAACAAGTTACAACTTACCTTGAACAGGTTTTAAGAAGTATTAATAATAGAACATTTTTAATTAAAAATGCAATAGAGTGGAAGAAGTTTACAAGTGGAGCAATCTAGAAATTTTTTAGGCTGCGTTGGGTTTAGTCATTCACAAGGAAGTTGGATATGGCATATGTTAATCGTAAGAGGAAAACATTGTTATCGTGTTCCGTTGCTTTATCCTTTGTATTATATTATGAATGTTTTATATAGAAGAAGAATAAAAAAAAACTTGGAGACTTATGGAACATCAAAAAATATTTTCAACTAATATATTCTTATTAGATAATTTTATACCACAAGTAACAGCGACAGAGGTATCAACGGTACTTAATATGAAAAAATATATTAGTGATTTATGGTCAAAAAGAGACCATGACGACAATTGGCAAACAAAATCAGCAAACTTACAAACAAAAAAAGAGTTTAAATATTTTTCAGATTTAATTGTAAAGACTGGTAAAGATATCTGTAACACATTAGGTTATGATGTAGAAGATTTAATCATTACTGATATGTGGGCAAATGTATTAAAGCATAATGAACATCATCCTGTTCATACACATTCAAATAATTTTTTAAGTGGCACTTATTATTTGCAATCTGATAAAGGTGCAAGTATAGTTTTTCATGACCCACGACCTGCGGCTGATGTTATAGTACCTAGAAAAAAAGAAAAGAATACTTTAAATTCTAGTTTATTAAGTTATGCTTCAACATCAAATAGAGCAATATTTTTTCCTGCGTGGTTGCCACATTGGGTTCAACAAAACAAGTCTAATAACAAACGCATAAGTATTGCTTGGAATATGCAAGTGAAAGGACAAGTAGGTGAACATCATGAGTTCCAATCAGCAAGTTTCTGATTATATCTTTTATTATCCTCAAGCACTAGGAGAAACTGCTTGTGATAATATAGTTGCACACTATAATAAAGATACATTTAAAAAGTGGAAAACTTCTACTTTCTCAACTGCTACTAAAAACTTAGGTACATCTAAGGTTGATATGAAAGAGTTTTGGATACTACCTGATATGTTTGGTTACAAAACTTTACATCAAGGATTTCAATCAGCCGTAAATGATTATACATCAATACACGATAAAATTAAAATACAAGAATACACACACTTTAGAATTAACTGTTATGAAGCAGGAGGTTTTATGAAAGAACACATAGATAATATTCATCATAGTCATGGACAAAAAACAGGTTACCCTCATTTAACGTCATTAATATTTTTAAATGATGATTACGAGGGTGGTGAATTTATGTTATGCGGTGAGCCTTTACAAAAGAAAAAAGGTTCAGCCGTTGTCTTTCCATCAAACTTTATGTTTCCTCATGAGGTTAAACAAGTAACAAGTGGTAACAGATATAGCATAATGACATGGATACTTTAATCATTGAAAAGAAAAACGAAGTCTATATAACCGTTGATTGTGACCCTAACATTCAACGAGAAATATCAGAGTTCTTTACATTTTATGTTCCTGGATATAAGTTTATGCCAGCATTCCGTAATCGTATGTGGGATGGTAAGATAAGATTATATTCACAAAAGACGAAAGAAATATACTTTGGTCTATATCCGTATATCAGAGCATTTGCTGAAGAAAGAGATTATCGAATTGTTGCAGGCAAAGATGTTGAGATTAATAATAGTGTAGATAAAGAAATAGTTAAAAAGTTTTCTAATAGTCTAGGTCAAAAGTTTGAGGCAAGAGACTATCAGATAGACGCCATATATCATAGTTTAAAGTTCAATAGGGCGTTGCTACTAAGTCCTACAGCGTCAGGTAAGTCATTCATCATATATTCGTTAATACGATATTATTCTCACTTAATTAAAGATACCCCTAACAATCGAATATTATTGATTGTACCGACAACCTCGTTGGTTGAGCAGATGTATTCAGACTTCGAATCATACGGTTGGAATGTAAAGAAAAATTGTCATAGATTATATAGTGGTTATTCTAATCAAACAACTAAAAAAGTATTAATATCTACATGGCAAAGTCTATACAAATTACCTAAAAAATATTTTGAACAATTTGGCGTTGTATTTGGTGATGAGGCACATTTATTTAAATCTAAATCACTTACAGAGATTATGACAAAACTTGAAGATTGTAAATATCGTATTGGTCTTACAGGTACTTTAGATGGTGCTCAGACGCACAAACTAGTATTAGAGGGATTGTTTGGTGCTGTAAATAAAGTTACATCTACAAGAAAACTTATGGATAAAAAACAACTATCTAATTTGGTTGTTCGTTGTTTGATATTGAAACATACAGTAGAGAATAGTAAGATGGTTACAAGTGGTAAGTATCAAGATGAAATAGATTATCTAGTAAGTAGTAAATCAAGACAAAACTTTATTCGAAACTTGGCAATCAAGTTAAAAGGAAACACTTTAGTTTTATTTCAACTAGTAGAAAAACATGGTAAAAATTTACATGAGATAATAAAAGAAAAGGCTGATGCTAACCGAAAAGTTTTTTATATTTTTGGTGGTGTTGAAGCAGATGAAAGAGAAGCAATAAGAGGTATAGTAGAAAAAGAAAAGGATGCTATTATTGTTGCAAGTTATGGTACATTTAGTACTGGTGTTAATATTAAAAACTTACACAATATTATTTTTGCTAGTCCTTCTAAGAGTAGAATAAGAAACCTACAAAGTATAGGCCGTGGTTTAAGACTAGGTGACAATAAGGTTAATGCTACTTTGTATGATATAGCAGATGATTTAACTTATAAATCAAAAGAAAACTTTACATTAAAGCATTTTCAAGAAAGAATAAACATTTATACCGAAGAAGAATTTGATTACGAAATGCACAATATAGACTTAAAAGAATAGATAAATAGTTATATGGATAAATTACAAGAAAAAGCACCAAATGATTTAACAGATTATCGAATTGTTAAATTATCAGACGGCTGTACTTTGGTCGGAAGTATTACATTAGATAAAGAGTTTTTACGAATACAAAATCCTTTACAGTTAATTACAACACCAAGAATGACAGAGTTTGGATTAAAAGATGATTCTACTTTGGCGCCTTGGATACCTTTTACGGAAGATAAAATGTTTGTAATTCCAAAAGATAAAGTAATGGTGGTCTCAAGAGCTGCAAAAGAATTAGCAAACTATTATGATGTTATTCTAACAAAGTTACAACAATCAAAAGTTAAAGCTAATTATTCTACCAAAGAAATTAATAAGATAATGGAAATCGCTGAACAATTGGATGATGAGATGAGACAGAGAGAAGAAGAAGAAAGTCTTTTATATGATGATACAGTCAAGACTATACATTAGCTACCTTAGCGCTATAGCTTCTCCCCGGTGACTACATAGTCATTATATACAGATTCCTAGGATTGTCAAGCATAAAACAAGGAATAATTAAAAATAAATTAAAACCAAAAAAAGTTGTAGAAACGCTTGTGTTTACCTACAAAATATAGTATAATAAGTTTATGAAAAAAGCAAAAGAAAAACCACATTACGTTGATAATAAAAAGTTTCTTGAGGCGATGACCGAGTTTAGACTTAAAGTTATAACGGCAGAAGAAAAAGGTAAAAAACGACCAATGGTAACAAATTACATTGGTGAATGTTTTTTAAAGATTGCCAATCATTTATCTTTTAGACCAAACTTTATTAATTACACATTTAGAGACGACATGATTAGTGATGGTATTGAGAATTGTTTACAGTATATGGACAATTTTAATCCTGAAAAGTCTAAGAACCCATTTGCATATTTTACACAAATAATTTATTACGCATTTATTAGAAGAATACAGAAAGAGAAAAAACAAATGCAAATAAAATCTAAATTAATTGCTAACGCAGGTGTAGAAAATATGATGGATCAATTAGCAGGAGATGACGCTCAATATCAAAGTCAAATGTTAGATTATCTACAAAGAAATTTAAAAGAAGAACCAACTAAAGAGCCGACTAAAAAATAAAATGAAGATAGCATTATTAAACGATACCCATTTCGGGGCTCGTAATGATAGCAATATATTTGATGAATACTTTTATAAGTTCTATGATAATATATTCTTTCCTTACTTGAAAGAACACAATATAAAAACACTTATTCATTTAGGTGATATTGTTGATAGAAGAAAATTTATTAATTATAGAATTGCTCATAACTTTAGACATAAGTTTATGAATAGACTATGGCAAGATAAAATTGATACTCATATCATTATAGGTAATCACGACATCTATTATCGAAACACAAATAAAGTAAATGCTGTTCAAGAATTATGTACAGCACCTGATGGCATTAATGAGCCATTCATTTACGAGGACCCAAAAGTTGTAGAGTTTGATGGTTTAAATATTTTGATGATGCCGTGGATTAATCCTGAAAACGAAGCACATTGTATGGAAATGTTAAACACAGCAAACGCTGATGTGTGTATGGGGCATTTTGATTTGAATGGATTTAGAATGATGGACACTATGGTACAAACACACGGACACGATAAGAGTATTGTATCAAGATTTGAAAAGACATATAGTGGTCATTTTCACCATAAGAATGATGATGGTCAAGTATTCTATCTAGGTAGTCAATATGAAATGACTTGGTCAGATTATAACAATCAAAAAGGGTTTCATGTATTTGATACCGAAACAAGAGAAGTAGAGTTTATAAAAAATCCATATACAATATTTAAGAAACTTATGTATGATGATACCAAAACAGATTACGATAAACTTGATATAACAGACTACAATCAAAAATTTGTTAAGTTAGTTGTTGTCAATAAAAAAGACAATCAGATGTTTGATAGGTTACTTGATAAACTATACAATAAAATAAGTGTAAACGAATTAAAAATAATAGAAGATTATTCTGACCTTAGTCATACCAATGTAAGTGATGATGTGGTAGAAGGATCCGAAGATACTATTACACTAGTTAATAATTATGTTGACCAGTTGCCAGTTGATTTAGATAAAGATAAATTAAAAGTTATGATTAAAGAAATGTACATTGAGGCACAAGATACGGATGTTGCTACCGAATAAAAAATATGATATAATATATGCCGACCCGCCTTGGAACTTTAAATCATATTCTAAGAAAGGTGATGGTAGAAATGCTACACAACATTATGATTGTATGACAATAAAAGATATTTGTAATTTACCTGTGAAAGATATATCAAAAGATAATAGTATGTTGTTTATGTGGGTTACAGACCCCTTGTTAGAAAAAGCATTTGAAGTAATAAAGTCTTGGAACTTTGTATATAAAACAGTTGCATTTACATGGGCAAAGTCAAACAAAACAAATATGGGAATGTTTACAGGATTAGGATACTGGACCAGAAGTAATCCAGAAATGTGTTTACTTGCAACAAAAGGTAAACCAAAAAGAATTAGTAAGTCTGTGGCACAGTTAGTTATAGACCAACGTAGAGAACATAGTAGAAAACCAGATAGAATTAGACACGATATAGTTGAGTTGTGTGGCGACCTATCTAGAATAGAATTATTTGCTAGACAAAAGTTTGACGGATGGGATGCTTGGGGGAATGAAATATGATATCTAATCCTAGTTTAAGAAAAGCAAAAGTAGATGGTATGTCTTACGAGAAAAAATTTGAATTATTTTGTAATTCAAAAGATGTAGGTAGTATCTATCATAGTAGATGGTCAAAAAGTGGTACAGGTTCTTTTGATGATAATAACAAAATATTAGTTAAAGAGTTTCCATACGAAAGTATCTATCCAGGTAGTATATGTAAAACAGAATTTGTGTTAATACTAAACGATAGAAGAATAAGAATAGAATTTAAATCTCAAGAAAAGGCAGGGTCAACAGATGAAAAGATACCATATCTTTTAGAAAATGTAAGATACAGTTTTCCAGAGTACGAGATTATAATTGCAATACTTGGTGAAGGGTGGCGGTCAGGTATGAAAGAGTATATTGATAAACAAAAATTTAGACATAAGAAGGTTTCAATTTTTTATGATTATAATGAACTAGAAGGGTATGTGAATGATATTATTCAAAAAAGTAAGATATAAAAACTTTTTAAGTACAGGACAACAATTTATAGAAATAGATTTAGACAGAGCAAATACTACATTGGTTGTAGGCGAAAACGGTGCAGGTAAATCTACAATGCTAGACGCCTTATGTTTTGGTTTATTTCAAAGACCATTTCGTAGTATTAAGAAAGACCAGTTAATTAACTCTATCAATGAAAAAGAATGTATTGTTGAAGTTGAGTTTACAGTAGGTCAAAAAGATTATAAAATTATAAGAGGTATTAAACCAAATCTATTTGAAATATGGTGTGATGGTGATATGTTAAATCAAGACGCTGCTCAAAGAGATTATCAGAAACACCTAGAACAACAAATACTCAAATTAAACTATCGGTCATTTACACAGGTTGTAATATTGGGTAATGCTTCGTTTGTACCATTTATGCAATTACGTGCTAGACATAGACGCCAAGTAGTAGAAGAAATATTAGACATTGAAATCTTTTCTAAAATGAATTTATTATTTAGAGAAAAACAAAAGAATCAAGATGAATTAATCAAACAAACAGATTTTAATTACCAGTTAGTTGATAATAAGATTGATGATAAGAGAAAATATATTGATGATATTAGTAATCGTAGTAAAGATTTAGCAGAATCTAAAAAAGCAGAATTAAGAAAATCTATAACTGATATAACAAATTATGAAGAAGATATAAAACAAGTTAGAATAGAAATTGCTGAGTTACAGAAACTAGTATTAGATGAAACAAAGGTAAATTCTAAACATAAAAAACTTCATAATATGGAAGCAAAATTAGAGAATACCTGTAACAAACATAAAAAAGACTTAGGTTTCTTTCAGACACATAACGATTGTCCTGTTTGCCAACAAGCGATTGATGAGGCATACAAATCTACAATGATGAGTAAAAAGGCAGAAAAGATACAAGAGTTAGAAATAGCACTTGGTCAAATAGACAAAGAGATTAAAACAAGTGAAATGAAATTAGATACCATTAATAAAACAATGGTTATAATTAGAGAAAGAGAGTTATTGATTAATCGTTTTGAAACATCTATAACTGAAATAAAAAAACAAACAGTAAGATTGGGACAAGAAATAGCAGAATTGCAAGATGAAAAAGTATCTACAGCTGAACAAACAGGTGAGTTAAATCAGTTAAGAGAAAGAATAACAGATTTAGAAAAAGACAAGTTAGACCAAAAGAATGAAATGCTTTACATAGATACGGCTAGACACCTTATGCAAGATACAGGTATCAAAACTAAAATCATAAAACAATATTTGCCAATAATGAATCAATTAATTAATAAGAATTTAGCAAATATGGACTTCTTTGTTAATTTTAGTCTAGATGAAGAATTTAATGAAACGATAAAATCAAGACATAGAGACGAGTTTAATTATCACTCCTTTAGTGAGGGTGAGAAGTTAAGAATAGACTTGGCAATACTATTCACATGGCGAGAAATTGCTAAACTTAAAAACAGTACTAATACAAACCTATTAATACTAGATGAAATATTTGATAGTTCACTAGATAGTTCAGGCACAGATGAGTTTATGAGAATACTCCATACTACTATGGAAAAAGAAAATGTATTTGTTATATCTCATAAAGGCGATACTCTTATAGATAAGTTTCCAAGAGTGATGAAGTTTGAGAAGTACAAAAACTTTACAAGGATGGCAGAATAATGACAAATAAACTAACACCAGAAAAAATAGAAGAGGCAGCAAGACACTATGAAAATATAACTAGTGGTAAAACTCCTATTCTAGAAAAAGACAAAGGTCTTTTAAAAGAACAACAACCTATTTTAGATAGTCAGGCACAACCTATTGTAGATAAACAAATAAAGGATATGCATGATTATTTAAAGAAGAAGGATCAAAATTCTTATCCTTTAATACCACCTACCGACCCTAGACTATTAATGAGAATAGCACCATATACAGATGATATGTTAAAAGAATTTAAAATAGAAGATAGAAAAGAATTATCTAAAAAGATGTATGCTAGTATGGTTAAATATGGCGGTATAGGTTTGTCTGCTAATCAAGTTGGTTTACCATTTCGTATGTTTGTTATGGGTGGTCATCCACAAATAGAAGATGGTAAGGTAAGAAACTGTTTTAACCCACTGGTCAATGATGTAAGTCCTGAAACAGTAGTAATGAAAGAGGGTTGTCTATCTTTTCCTTTTTTATTCTTATCAATCAAAAGACCTAAATGGGTAAATGTAAAATATACAGATGAGAATGGTGAAACGATTGACGAGTATTTACATGGCATGTCAGCAAGAATATTTCAACACGAAAACGAACATATGAACGGATATGTATTTACTGACTTAGTAAGTAAAATGAAACTAGATAGGGCTAAAAAAGCACAATCTAAACTAGTTAAACAAACGATTAGAACTCAACAACAAAGACTAAGAAACGAAGTTAAAATAAAGGTGTAATGAAAATATTTAAAGATAAAATTGATAACTTTTTTAAATGGGTTAAAGGTACAGAGTTAGTTGAACTAACTAACATAGATGTATCAGAGGATCCTGTAAGACCAGAACTAGATTTAGATTGGCGTTTGTTTGCTGAAAGAAAAATATATGGTCTTAGTTATGAAAATCATATTGAAGCAGTTGTTTGTGTTGCATTTACTAATGAAGTTCCTACTACGGTTAAAGAATTAGATTACATGAGTCAAGTTGCTTGTCAAGATAATCAATCTGGTAAGATTGCTGTAGCATATACAGTATGGTCTAGAAAACGAGGTGCAGGTAAAGAAATTATTAATAAGTTATTAGAGTTTGTAAAAGAAAAACCATACATAGAAAGACTAGTAACTCTATCACCACTAACAACAATGGCATCACATTTTCATATGAAGAATGGTGCTAAGTTAATTAGTATAAACCCAACAACACAGAATTTTGAGTATCAATGGTCGGTACACTAATGGCAATTGATCCAGTAGAATATGAAAAGTTAAAAGAATATTATGACTTTCAAAGAAAGAAAGAATACAATAGAGAATTGTTAAGAGGTGCTATTGAAGAAATAGAAACCAGAACAGGTCTATCTTTACAATCATCTTTTGATGAAATGTGGAGTAGGGTAAAGGAGGGTGAGTATCAAGACGCACCAAATAATTGGGTGCCAAAAGATGATACTTGGCGAATAAATGGAAAGGAATAAAATGAATAGACCAATACTAAAAGAATTATCACTAGAAGCATACAAAGATACTTCCATACTTAATAGTGTGGCTGCAAATCTTGATAGTATGGATTTTAAAAAAGTAAAAACAAAATATGTAAAGACAGGTTGGGATGCTATATCATTACATGGTTATGGACCAGACCCATTAGATATACTAAAACCTGGCGTATTAAAGAGTTCAGTAAAGACTGAAGAAAAACTACAATGGACATCTTTAAAAGACAATCATATTATGAAACCTGTTTTAGATATGCTTGATAAACTACCATGTGAGTTTGAAAGAGTTAGATTTATGAGGTTAGAGGCAGGCAAAGTTATTGGTAAACATACAGATAAGATAGACAAAGATATTGGTTTTGATGATGGAGATATTATTCGAATACATATGCCAATTAGAACAAATAGTCAGGTTGTATTTACTTTATACGAAAGCACAAAAGATAAAGACGGCATAGAGTATAATCTAGAAACTGGACATTACTATTATACCGATGTTACAAAAGCACACGCCGTAAGAAATACTAGTAATATTGATAGAATACACTTAGTTGCTGATTGCTACTCTAATGAAAAGATGAGGGCTTTACTTTCTTAATTAACTATGATATAATACAACTATGAATCACGCTAAAGATAAAGATTTTGATAACATTATGGATATTGTCTATCAACATAGAAACTGGTTAGGTCATGTAAGAACAGACTATATTAGGCAAATGATAATGAACAATGCTAAAACTTTTAATTTTGAAACAAATTTTACCTCTAAAAATAAAAATACAAACTTACTAATAATTGAGAATGATGTTATGATATCTTATAATACCTACAAAAGAAAAAATACTATCGGTACTTTTATAGCACAACAAGGTGATTGTATATTACATCAAATTGTTGCAAAAGAAAAAGGAACAGGTTCTTCTATGTTAAATAAGTTCTTTGAGTTTATGAGTCCAAGACGAGTTATTTTAAGTGTTCGTAGTGATAATGAGATAGCAAAAAAGTTTTATGTAAAAAACAATATGAAACTAGCAGGAGAAACAAGTTGGTCAAAAGGTACATTACCTGGCGATGTATTTGTTTATAATCAATGACACAATTATATATTGAAGATTGTCTAAAGACTTTAGAGAGAGGTCTTGAATATGATTATGTTGTTGCTTCTCCACCAGACTTCAACGAGTTAAGTAAAGATACCTCTTGGTCATATGAAGATTTCTTACTATCTTTTGCTAAGTTGTTAAACCCAAAAGGCAACTTTGTTTCTATATGTATTAGTGATAGAAAAAGTGGAGGCAAAGTTATATCAAAACACTCTATGGTCATAAAAGTATTTTTAGAGTTAGGATATATTTTACATACACATAAGTTATGGATTAAATCTACAGCAATAGACCCAATGAGAATGAACTATCAACATCTATTGACATTTAGCAGAAAGAAACAAAGTAGACCACTAGTTACAGATTTTAAACCAGATGTTTTTATTGTCAATCAACATAAGTGGAAAAACTATACTTATGGTATGCCAACAAGAATAGTTGAATTATTAATAAACAATTATACAGATAAAAATAATATAGTATATGATCCTTTTATGGGGTCTGGAACAACTGCTGAGGCTTGTGTTAATACAAAAAGACAATGGTTAGGTTCTGAAATAGATAAGACTTTAGAAAAACAAATAAAGGAGAGAATATCAAATCTATGATAGATAATATTCAACAGATACATGATGAGTGGAAAGATAAAGGTTTTCCATACTATCCTACAAATCAAAAATGGCGTGATGAGATATTTAATCAACTAGTAAACTTTAGACGAGATACACTTATTGATAGAAAGAACAAAATTATAGGTCAATCAGCACACGGTCTTAATCTTGCATGGTCTTATATGGAACACGCATGGGGTATTAAGTGTGGGAAGATGAGAACACCGATTGAGATATGGGAAGATGAAGAACATCTTAAAAAAGGATTAAACAAAATATTATCAGGCACTTTCTTTATGAAGAAACCTGCTCATATGATTACCGAATCAGATATGCGTTCTATGTTAAGACGATATAGTGGTACACAAATGGTTTCTAATTTTAGACCTACAGCAGCCGCAGCTTTATATGATGTATTTGTAGATAAAGATAGTCCACTTGAAGGCACAAAAGCAGGCACAGTTTGGGATCCATCTATGGGATATGGTGGTCGATTACTTGGTGCGATTGCAGCTGGAGTAAATTACATTGGTACTGACCCTTGTATACCTACTTACAAAGGGTTATCTCAAATATGTACACAATATGGTAATACACATAATAACTATCATCTTTATAGACAAGGTAGTGAGACATTTATACCAGAAGATGAAAGTCTAGATTTTGTATTTACAAGTCCACCGTATTTTGGTTGGGAAGCATATGGTGATGAACCAGAACAATCAAGTATTAAGTTTGATACATCTGAAATATGGAAAGAGAAGTTTCTAAAACAGACGATTGCCAACGCATACAAGGGGCTTAAAGGGGGTAAACACCTTGCTCTTAATGTTGCGAATACTAAACAGTACAAAACCTTTGAAGAAGATACAGTAGAACTTGCCGAATCAGTAGGGTTCACACATACCGATACTTGGTGGTTGTCATTATCGACTCAACAAGGGGGTTCTGCCGTATCTACACTAGATGGCGATACTACTGAAACTAAACAAAAACAACAATATATGGGTCGATTCGTGAGACCCGACATATCAGGTCGTAAATTCGAACCGACTTTTATCTTTAAAAAGTAGAACAAAACAAGAACTGACAACTTGTCGCACTTTAAACCCTTGAAAAATAAGGGTTAAAAAAGTGGTAAATACGCTTGACTTTCATGCCAATTGATGATAGCATAGCAGTATGAAAAAAACTAATAATATCAACAGTTTATTTATTCCACAAAATATTGGAATAAATGCTTGACTTTAATGCCAATTGATGTTAGCATAGCACTATATTATGAAAAACTTGAAAACAAACAAAATTAATAATAACGCAAAATCGTTTCTTGCAAAATTACTTGCTACTGAAAATATATCAGTAGAACACAAAAAAGTTAAAACTGCTTATTTTGATGTAAAATCTAGAC